TGACATTGCTTATCAAACTGTCACTAAGAAGATAGAACAATATAAAGTTGGTAGAGGTAAGTGGAATCTTGAAGTTACTACTAAAGCAGTAGAGACTATTGAAAAGTCATTCAGTGCTCCTGCTGTGGAACCTACAGTGCAACAAAACTTAGTTCCTGATCAAGATGATGCTTTTGTTAAGTTTGGTCCTTTCAATGATGTAAAATCTATTATCAAGTCCAAACAGTTCTACCCTACATTCATCACTGGTCTCTCAGGTAATGGTAAGACCTTTGGTGTAGAGCAAGCATGTGCTCAACTAGGCAGAGAGTTGATCAGAGTCAACATTACCATTGAGACTGATGAAGATGATCTTATTGGTGGATTCAGATTGGTTGATGGTGCTACTGTATGGCACAATGGTCCTGTTATTGAAGCACTTGAAAGAGG